TTCACGAAGAATGGTTGGCCGCTGAAGCTGGTACATCAAGATATGCACCTGTATTTGTCGCCTGGTGGGAGATTGATATGTACCAAATGAATTTAACGGTTCCGGTAGAGGATTTTTTGAAAGGAATGTCAGATTATGATTGGATCTTATGGAACCTTGGGGCTACATTGGAAGGTATTAACTGGTACAACCAAACTAAAACAGGTGAGAATAAGACCGATTGGGAAATGTTCTCTGAATATCCCTCTACGGCAATAGAAGCATTCCAATCAACCGGGAACAAATATTTTAATCCTCTATATGTTACTTCGGTGGCTCAGGATGTTTGCGCCCCTGAGTTTATTGGAGATATAGCCAGTGATGGCCGGATGGGCAAAAATGCCTTTACGAACATTCGCTTTATCAATTCTTCAACTGGAAGTATTTTCTCCTGGGGGATGCCCGATTTAAAAACGCTTGTAAAGAATCGTTATGCCGGGTTTGCTGATATTGGCGGGAAGTCAAAAAATGCCGACTACTCTGTATTTAGGTTGATAGACCGTATTTGGATGATTGACGGGGGTGATCCTGAATTTATCCTGACATTAAGGACGCACATGGATCAGGACCTTTTTGCCTGGAAGTGTGCTAAAATCTGTATGGCTTATGCTATCCCCGAAATTGGGGAATATCCCTTGCTGGCTATTGAGAGTAACTCACTAAAAAAAGAAGAACAGGAAGGCGACCACTTTTTAACCGTATTGGATACTATTCAAAAATACTATCCAAACCTGTATGTCAGAAATGAGATTGAGAAGGTCGGAGACGGATATGTACCAAAATATGGGTTCCAGACCAACGCAAAGACAAAAGGACTAATTATTGACGCTCACAATGCAGCAGCGAGGGAAAGATACCTGAGCGATAAAGGACAGCAGGAAGAAAGGGGATATATTGAAAGGGACCAGCGGGCAGTAAATGAAATGGGATGGTATGAAATTAAATCTGATGGCTCCCTCGGTGCTGTGGCCGGCCAGCATGATGATATTGAAATATGTACTGCCGGAGATATTTGGCTGGCTAATTCATTTATGCCTATGCCTTTCTATGTAGAGCAAACAGTACAATCAACAAAAAAGGTAACAAGACGAGAAAGTAATTTTTAAGTTATGGAAAATAAATTAATCGAGGTATTTATTCAAGAGGTTTTCAGGACCGGAAGTATTGAAATATGGGTCAATCAGAAAAAGAATGATGGATCATATAATCTTCATTTTGATGGTGATTGTGTTGTTTATCAAAAAATTGAACCCGGAAAATTAGAGGAAGGGCTAAAACCGTTAGTCAGTTTGCCTTATCCTATCGGTAGGACATTCTTAAAACAATTATCTATCCAGACTGCGGGTATCGGGATTAAACCTGAAAACGAAAGTAGAACCGAGGGTAAGTTGGAGGCTACCGAAAAACATTTGGAAGATATGCGGATGATTACCGCTCACCTTTTAAAAATGCCAGTAATGGTAAAGGAGGAAAAGAAATGATTGAAAAACTTCAACCCAAAACAGTTAAGATTATCGGTATCTCATTAAGTAGTATCGGTAAGAGTATCCGAAAATTCATTGTCGGTAAAGTGTGTACTTTCAACTTCAAATTAGCAAAGGCCGAAGCTATCCGTAGGTGTGAAACCGAAAACCGAAAGGTCTATGTTATCCAGGAGTCTGCTATCCATTGGAAGGTATTTTCAACCAAAGACATTAACCACTTGAAAAGAACTCAGGTATTCAAAAAAGACTTATCTGCAATGGAAATGACTGAAAAATCTGCGTTTGTTGCTAACCCTAAAAATAAACTACATGATCGAACTTGCCGATAATATTAAATGCCGGGGTTTCGGGTGCAATAGAAAGAGACTGTGTTCCCGATATGAAAAAGGCAGGTTAAATGGTAAACAATGTTTTAACCTTCCTCCCTGGAAGTTTACCCATGAAGGGGATACTACAAAAAAGGTATGTGAATATTTTAAAGAAAAATAATATGGATTTAAAGAACAATCAAATTTTAGTTTTCAGAAACACAAAAAAGACCAATGAAAATCAACCTGATTGGAAGGGAAGTATTGACATTGAAGGTGTCGAACATGAAGTATCCCTATGGGAGAACAAATCTAAAGGAGGTAATGAATACCTAAGCGGAAGCCACAAGCCTTTAACCCGGAAAAATTCAGAAGGATGAAAAAGCTAATTATTCTATTTTGTTTTATGCCTGTTGTTTTGTTATCTTCTTGTAGCAAGGGGATCTTTGTTTGGACGCTCAAGGATATTGGAGGCTTGGTATTCATTGGAATACTAATTCTGTGTGGATTTGTTTACCTAATTGCAGTAGGTATTGATAAGCTACATACTTGGTGGCGTGGACTGTTTAAAAATAGCACATAACAAATTATGTATTTACTATTAATAACATTTGTTTAATTTAAATTACATTTTATTATGAATGAAGAAGAATTTTTAAGAATGGAATGTCTGAGAGAAGCATTGCGTATTAACCCAGACAAAGAATCAGTCATTGAAACTGCCAAGTGTTTTTATGCCTGGATCAAAAAAGGTGAATCTATAAAGGATTAAGTAAGAATTGTATCTACCAAGAAAGGCCGGTTAATCCCCGGCCTTTTCTATTTAAACCAAACCTATAAATCCAGCTATCCCCTGGCTGCTTTTTGAACCAACGCCATTGCATTAGGATCGGCTGGCGGAATATCTTGTCTTAATCCCTGCATGGCTCCGTTAGGATCAGTCTTAGCCTGTTCTTCCCGTTTCCTAACAGATTCAAGTAGGGTATCTGCAAAGGGCAAACTTGTATTTTGTATATAAGTCTTAAAGTCAATAAAGCCATTCGTTAAGAACTCACTCAGTTTTTCATCTATAACATTCCTGTAAACCGGGCTATCTGCTGATTGTGCAAGTGTCATATCAAATTCAATATCACGTACCGCTTCCGGATCATATAGCTTTGCGGTATCTGAATAACCGTTCCCGGTAATAGCTAACCAGCGGGGTTCGGTATAGAATTGCTGAATCATCTTTAGAAGTTTCTCGTTCCTGTCTTTCCTGAAGGTACTAAAGGTCTCAATCAGTTGTTTCAGGTTAACGCTTGAGTTTTGTGCTTCTGTTATTACCCTGGCTGCCGGGGTTCCGGACTGTGCCTGTTGTCCTTGCAGTGCCGGATAAACTCCACTAATATCCTGCATGATCTTTAAATTCATTTCGATCATCTCGCTGATACCTAAATGCGCCACATTTTTACCTAATTCAAACGGAGGTTTGGCGCCGTCCCTGAGTTTGAGAACGATTACACCACCTACTTTCACATATTCAGATGATATTTCTTCGGGTGTATGCCCATTTAGGCTATCTACGTCAACAATCAATGTGTTTTTGGAGCTTGTTCCCAAGATGAAATCTTGTAATGCCAGGAGCCTGTTTATTTGTCTCTGAGTGTCGTAAAGATCATCGACAAGTCCCGATAGTTTGCCGTCAACCATGTGATTGGGAGGTAATACAAACGGGTGTGATCCGTGCCAATATGGGGTTTCTCCTTCTTCTAAAATATCTCCCCAGGGAGAATAATATCCGTAAAACCATCTTTCCTTGTATTCTTCCCATGCTTCAATAGGTGGTACCTCTTTGGGATCGCTGAATCCGGCCTCCATGTATTTTTGTATCCTTAATTGATTAAGCGATTCAATATCTTTCATGGTCCCGTCAAACTCACTCATTGAGCCATCCATCCAGTCATGTGTCATTATGACTTTTACAGTTTTGAGTTCCCACGCTTCAATCACCCTGCACTTGCTGAAATCATCGGGAATGTAAAAGTCAAGTGCATAATACCTATCGGGGTCAAGTCCGTTATATCCTGAGAAGTCCCGGTATTTATCAACTCTATTCCCGTAAATTTCCTGTAATTTCTTTGCCTTCTCGCTTGTCTTCCCGAACTGTGATAAGATCCTGCCGTAAGTAGTGTCAATCACCCGGCCAATAACTCTCAGGTCTCTCCAGCGTACATCTTGCACGTCGGTATTAAAGAATATGTAATTTGGATTTATGTTCTCAATAAAAGCATCATATCTGTGGTCCTCCGGCCAATAATTATATGCTAATCGCTGAACACATAAACCGGAAATACATTTCTCGATTAATGAAGATACATCAAGTTCCCGGGTGTCATTATATTCCAATGCTGCTTGTAAGGCATTGGATAGCATTTCTGTTTCTTTTGCCTTATCACGGTTTCTTGACATAACAACTGTCTTACCTCTGTCTGATCTGAACTGCCCGATTATAGAAGTAATAACCGGCTTGATCTTGTTTTGTTTGAGTGGTATTTTCCCCTGATCGGAAATATACTGTTCTTCACTTACATATATTCCAGAATCATTAAGTACACTTTCAAACCACTGATCACCGTTATAGTATTTCGCCCATTTCTGCCTGTCTGTTTTCCATGAGCTAAGGGATAACCAGTATTGATAAAAATAGTCAAGACTTTTGGTGCCACTGGTTACTATTTCTTCACGGTCTTGCAGTACTTCACTGGTCAGTGTCTTGGGTCTGACTTTACTGTTTACCAGCAGGGGATTTATTTTATTAATGTTCTGTATCATCTCTTGTATCTTTTATTGAGTTCTTTAATTGTTTTATTGGCCTCTTTCATGGTTTCTATGATAGCGTCCGTACCCTCCGATGTTTGATAGTTGACGTGTTCTGATTGAGTACCAATTATGCTATCATATACCTTAACGAGCTGCTGATATTCCTGGTAATATCCATTTCCGTAGGCTTCCCTATACTTTTCTGTATCTCCGGTCTTTAATGCGTTTGCCCGGTAAGCCCTGAGCAATCCGGAATAAGGGACAATCACTGCTTTGTTATCGTAGTATTCCCGTATTACTTTCCATTTTGCTTCCGGGGTTTTGCGGATAAATGCGTTCACGAAAGGTACATTGCGGAAATCAAATTCCTGTCCTCCCGGCCAGAGTTGAATGGCTGTTGTAACTGCATCTGAAGCTACTCCGCCTGTTCCACCCGTGTATCCTTTTATCAGGTGTTCGACAATAGACGGGTTAATATCCAGCCATCCGGCTCGTTTCATCCTTTCGTCTTTCATCTTATAGCGCATCTTAGTGTCAAGTTCTCCACCAGTACCCGCATAAAGCATATCTGTAAAGAAACTGATCACTGGGCTAGCGTTATTCTTTCCCATACCCACGTTGGCTAATTCGTTCTGCTGTGATTTGGTGAACGCTTCTTTGTATATTTTTTCACCAAGGTAGTTTTTGTTCTCAATAACCTCTACGATAGGTTTAAAAACCGTTGGTGCAAAGGGTGAGAAACTGGGGCCTTCCTCTGTAAAGAATCCTCCAATGTCAATCGGCAATAGTCCTGCAAGGAAGTTTGATACTGCCGATCCTAAAGCCTCACCGGGAGTTGTCTTCTTTTTTACTAAATCATATATGATACTTCCTGCAGAATAAAAACCTCTCCAAAACTGAGAAAGTGGTATCCTGAAATATTTATCTCCCTTTTCTCCGGTAGATAACCATTTGGGGATATTAGGAATACAGATGTAATTTCTCCGTGCGTAATCACTGACGTTATAGAAATCATCATCGTCGTCACCGGGTAACATATCATTGAGAAGTGTCATTAAAAATCCTGATGCCATGTAACCGCCGGCCACCATGCAAAATCTTTTAGGATATTTCTTTGCAAGTCCAAAGTATTTGTAAGAACCCTCAAGGGCTACATTAAAGAATGCCCAAAGAGCATCAAAAGCCTTTGATATTTTCCCTTTTCGATTGAAATTCAATGATGCTTCTTTACTCATGCTTGCGGCTTCCCTGTCTGTATAGCCGGCTTCGACTGCCGAAATAAACACAGATAGCCGGGTTGAATCTTCAAACATCCTATTCCATGTTTCAATTGCATGGATAACATCCCTAAATCCTCTGCCAAATGATCCTTTGAATTTCCCTTTATTGATACGGTCTTCGACTTCCCGGTTAAACTCCTTCTCTATTTTCTCTACCGTTTTCATGTGGGTAAATCCGGTTGGACCCCCCGCGAGTTCAAACCTTTTCAAGAGCTGATCGTATTTGTTATTTGGGTCACTCTTGCCTCTAATTTTCCGCATGATGGCCGGGAATGCGTTTGAGTAGTTTCCCAAAACCTTTACTCCTGATTCTCCTTTTATCCACTGTGTTAGGGTTGCTTCCTGGACGTCTCGGGAGAAGTTGGTTAGCGGGAATACAACATTAAAAGAGGTGTATGTAGCTTTCATGAAGTTATTGACTACTCCTATCGTTGCTCCCAATGGTTTATTCCAAAAGTCTGCATCTACGTATGTAGGTTCTTTTTTCCACATACTCCGGTACATTGTATTCTGGTTTTTCAAAACATAGGCCATTTCAAGGTTCTTAAGGGGGAATACCAACACGGTATCCATGTTTTTACCCTTAATGATTACCTCGTGTTCTCGGGCCTGTGTTATTGATCTCATTTTCTCATGCTTGCTGTAAACTTTCATCTTTGCGTCACCGCTTGCAAACATTTCATCTGGTGGCCTTACTAACTCACCTTCTGAATCTCTTGCTAAATCCCATTCCTCCGTACCATCCAGTAAAGTATTTTTTACATAGTAAGCTGTTTTTATCGAAACAAAGTTTTTTATCCCTTTTAAACCGTAATTGTCGGTTACGAGTTTTAGCATTTGGTCGTTTACTTCGTTCTGTACCTGTTCCCCAAGTGCTTTAAAATGTACTTTCTGGAAGTAAGCAAATGGATTTTCTGCTATTGACGATCTGCCTTGTGCGTGAATAAGCGATTTTCCGAAACCTTCACCTCTACGGTATGCAAGTTGGGTGGCGTCTCCTTCATGCCATCCCCGGAGTGGTACAAAATAGTTGTATCTTTTAGATTGATAATCGTATTCTTCCTGGCTCATGCTTTTACCATCAAGCCATGTCTTTAATGTGGACTGTCCTACGGCGTGTATGGCTTTCCAAAGGTTGTCAACGAGTTTCTTATCAACTTTCTTTTCAAATTCATCTACGATTGCCTTAGCGAGTTCCTCCGGGTTCTTAAATCCGTTAATGCTCTTTTCTGTTACATTCCCTTCGTTGTCTGTTATCTTTTCCCGGTCAAATGGCATTACACCGGCATAGTCTTTATTTTTTAAAGAATCAATGAATGCTTCTACTTCTTCCGGTTCGGCATTCTCGTGCGACTTCATCCATTTGTCTATTTCGTTCTGTCGTAAATCCGGGATACGCTCTAATGCGTGTTTACAGATCACATAAGGTAAAATGAAGTTCCCATCAATTCCCGACTTAATAATATTGGTTATTGCATCGGTCAAAGGATTAATTAGGTTAACCTTAAATTCACCATACAATTTCTCTAATCTTCCTTTTGAAAGCGACATTTGCCGGTAGGGTTGGCTATCATCTGTTATTTTTCCCCCCTGCTGTTGTATCCATTGTTCGAATCGTTTTAATGGTAAATCATGTTCTTTCCAGAACTGGATCATTCCATCAATAACTTCCTTTTTGGATCTTTCCAAACGTGCTTTCTCTGCCCATCGTTTGGCTCCTGATTCTGCTGGGGTAATCGGTTCCTCCGGTTCGTTTACCTCGATTCCCCTATTTATCGGGGTTGGGTATTTGTTTTCCAGGTATCTTTCAAGGTAGGTAGTCTCCGGTTCTCTTAGATATCCTGAATCTGCATAACTTTTGTATGATTGATTGATACTGGGATCTTGTTCTACTTGTAACCAATCCAGTAAATCAATATATGCACTTTTTAGTGTGTTCTTTAACTGTTGAACCTTGTTTTTGCTTTCTGATCTGTTTGTTGATACGATTACCGAATTACCATATTTACCGACCATTGGGACTAAATCAGATGCTTCCGGGAACTTATCGGTTAGATAAGCCCTGGTAATTGCATTTTGCCGGTTCAGGATGGTTACAATATATTTATTACCCACTCCACGTCTTAGAGCGCTTAGGTATTTACCTACATCGTGCGATTCGGTTATTACTGTCCATTTTTCGGATGGGGCGTATAAAATTTGCTTATCGAAGGCATAAACCTTGGCTTTGTATTCTTTCTTTGGTGCCTGACCTTTTTTATGAGTGAAATTATAATCCTTTGAGAATACTCCATATTCTCCCCTATCTACATCAACAATTACGCTGTCAAGTACCCTGCATATACCTTCACATACCCTTTCTAATCTATCGTGTACTGATTTATCTGCGTTACTCGGGATAAGATTACCTGATGGGTGATTGTGTACAAAGGTCACGGCCTCTGCTCCAAACTCTTTTGCTGCGGTAGCTATAATAACAGGATCGACAACGGTGCCGGTAGTGCTTCCTGTCGAAACATACAGAACTTTATATTTGCCATTGGGTAAATGAAGTACTGCATAAGCGTTCTCTACGGGGGCTGATTCAAGACTTCTGAAAAGGTAGGCTATATCTTCCGGTCCTTTTATTTTGGCAGAACCGAAAAGGTCTATGTTCTTTTGTTCATTGATTTGTCTTTCGAGGGCACAGAAGATGTCGTCAGAATTGGGAATGTTATCTCCCTTCCGTTGTAAGTCGGGTTTATCTGATCCGTAGTCAGTGGTTTCGGTGATTGATTTATAGGATATTTCTTCACCCTTTTGCGTCGTGTAAGTCTTGCCATCTACAATCTTCTCTGGTTCCGGGAATAAAGATAACTGATTTTTGTTATCGGTATTGAATTTCGCCCTGTTTTCTTTTACCTTGTCGGATATTTCGTGTAACTTATTTTCAAGGGGTGTCCTGTACTCTGCTTTCGGTTCAAAGATTGGTATTCCTTCCATTACAGATTCAGCCATCGTTTGAGTAACAGGGATTGACTGAACTCTCAAAATACCATCTTTCGGGAGTTTATTAATGTCCTCATTGGCATCTTCCAGTCCTAATGATCTGTTTAAGTCAATTTCAATAGGTTCAACCTTTGAATTAAATGGTTTCCCCAATTTGCTTACTGCTGAAGGAATTATCTGATCATAAAAGGCTTTCATTCCGTCGCCACCAACTTTCAGGTCAAGGCCGGAATATGATTTGCTTTTATACACCGGGATATCATCTTCGATAATCTTTTTAGCAAGGTCTTTCCCTACAATCCCCTCAAGTTCTGAATCTTCGGTTGCCAATATTGACTGAACTACTTTCCCACCCTTATTAAGATTAAGTCTGTATTTCCATGATTTCTTATCGCTTCCCTTTTCTACATCAATGCCATCAACCTGTTTGCTCAAATCATACCTATCAGCCTGCATTTCTCCGGTAGTCCATGCTATCCTATCAAATCCGTTTTCGGCAGCATATCTCATAATTCTGCGGAGTGCGAGATTTACCCATTGATCGGTTTTTTTAAAGGGCATATCAGGGACACCGTTACTAACCAGGTTCATGGTCTGCTCAACGCTTCTCCACGCTTCTGCTTCTGTACTGAATGATTGAGAACTGGTCATTTCTCCGGTTCCCTTTTCGTGCAGATACCAGTATTTCCCGTCAAATCTCGGTTCGACGAGTGATTTTTCCCTGTAATTGCCTTTAAACCCTTCTTTTTTCCCTTTCTGCGCCCAATCAGATTGAATTTCCTCGATAAATAATACTTTGTTCCCGTCTGAATCTGTTATTTCATCAAAACGAATGTGGGCTAATATGTTGGGTTCGCCCCAGTGGGGACCCGTAAAATCTTTTGTTGTTCCACGTGCATTTTGCAATTTTGACATTGCATCTTCACGTGTTTTTCCATAAATTGGCTCCGTTCCATCTTCCGCCTGAACCATCCATGTTCCATCAGCAAATTGTTTTATGTTTTTGGGTTTACGGGGCATTGTCAGCAACAATTCTTTGTAGTTCTTACCTCCGGGGGTGGTGTATTGGGAGTATTTGGTATCAGTATTAAATTTTTCGTTTAAATTATTAATAAATTTTTCATTAAAGTATTTACTTTGGCTTCTTATAAAGGAGTCAATATAACTTTCTCCATCATCATCAAAAAAGTTCAAATTTCCATCTTCATCAACCCATTCTCCTCCATCTCTTAATGAATAAGGTATATCATCAACTATTAATTCTTTAGTCCATTCTGATTTTGGTAAATCATTTGAAATATTTGATACCCCTTTTACTACTTCCCTAACCTCAATCTTATTCTGATCAATCCAGTCCTGAACTTCCTGTTTGGTAACTGACTTTTCGGTAAATGTTCCGTCAAAGTCCATCCAGTCCATTTCGGCCTGTTTAGCTCCGTTTTTAAGCAACATTGCTTTGAACTGCTCAGGTGTTCCCTTCTCTTGTGTTATCTTATTCAGGGCGTTCTCAACTGTGGAATAAAAGCCAATAGGAGAAACAGAACGGTATTTGGCTCGCGGTTCTTCAACTCCGGTATTCTGTATTTTCTTTTCAAGAGGGGTTCTGTACTCTGCTTGTGGTTCGTTAACTGAGGGACTACCGGCATCTTCTATATCATCGGTAAAATCAACATCAGTGTCTTCTGTATTTGCGTCTTCTTTTTCCTCCTGGCGTATTTTTTCAAGTTCTTCCCTCATTTGAGTGTCAAGAGCATTTACTCTTTCCTGCGCTTTTTGTAACTGTTCCGCTTTGTCAAATGGTTTTTTAACTTCTTCTCTAAGATACTCAATTTGCTTATTATCGGTATCCTTGTCATTATCTGATCTGCTAATATCTTTCTGTATTCTTTCCTGATTAATAAAATAGTCAAATACTGGAAGTAATTTTTCAAGATTAGGGCCTATCATACGATCAATATACCCATTTGCACCGTGAATTTTTATGTAAGTAAATACCTTTTGGGTTCCCTTTTCGCTATTGATTTCTCTATCATAAGTGACTTCAATATCAATCGGGTTATTGTTAACGTAAATTGCATATTTATTCTCACCTTTTAACTCACCGGATTTGCGGAAATCTGCCTTTTTTAATTCAATTTCCTTTTGCAATGAATCAATTAGTTTTTCAAAATCTTCCGGTTTCTCTGCTGTTTCTTTACCTATTTTGATCTTTTTTATTTCACTTCCGAAATGCTTTTCAAAATATTTTTGTTCATTAATAAGTCGTTGTTTCCTACTGTCGTGCTGATCTTGTGCTAAAATAAGTTGGCCTATCTGCCTTCTCATGTTTGCCATATTGACTTGAAAATACTCTTTTGAGTTTTTCAACTTCGTCAACTTGTTGTTCTCAATCGTTAATGCAAGTGCAGCCTGGCTACCGCATATACTTGCCATCATGTGAGCATAGTTGCCGGTATCAACTTCGTCAATATCTACATCATTTATTGACCTGTCGTTTGATATGTCGCTTAATATTTGTTTGGTGAATTTATCTTTAAATTCAAGTCGCTGATATCCAGTAACGTCCAATGTTTTTTTAACTCCAATTCTGACTACATTAACAGGGATATTCATTCCTAAATGATTGTTGCCCTGGCGTAATATCCTGCCGTTACGTTGATTATAGTCTGATGGCCTTATGGGTGCGTCCATGTGAATCAGCGTATTTAACCTTTCCTGAATGTTTACGCCAACTCCCAATTTTTCGGTAGTTCCCATTACTACCCTTACCTGGCCTGAATTTACATGATTGAATAATGTGTTTCTTCTGTCGTCTGTTTTATAATCGTGGATGATTGCAATTTCGGAAGCTGGAACTCCACTTGCAATAAGTTTTTTCCTTATATCCTCAAATACGTTAAAAGACTTATCCCTGCTCTGGTAAGCATCACAGAATATAGCCACTGTTCCTTTATATTCCTTTGTTGCATTAAGTTTCTCTAACGTAACTCTTACTGTTTCATTTAGCTTGCTTCCTGGATCATCTTTTAACTCAGGATCAACAAGCCTAACATCTATTGCAGCTTTCTTAGCCAGTCCGAACATGACCAGGGGAATATGCCTGTTTGCTCTTTTCTCTTTGCCCTTCATCTTCTCAAATGCTTCAATCTGCGCCTTAATGCTACGCATAACTCCTTTGAGAATAGGGGTTTGTTCCAGGTATATGTCCGTGGGTTTTCCACCGGCTAAATTTGGTGTACCTACTCCGGCCTTTAATGAACCTATTTCTTCTGTCAAAATAACGTGGGCAATCTGTTTCCAGATAGCTCTCAGTTCTGGAACATTGTTATAACTCTTAAACCGGTTTGTAGTCTTAAATTGACCGCTCGTGCTAAACTCTGCTGATTCTTCAATGGCCCCGAAGTTATTGGCAAAGGCATCAAAGTTTTTCATTTGCACTCTTTCCAGTTCTTCCTTTGGAAGTAAGTATCTTAGCCAGGTCCACATTTCGGCCATCGTGTTTGATATTGGCGTACCGGTGGCTAATACTACATTCTTTCCGTTATTATTGTCAAGTATGTATTGAGTCTTTAATTTCAGGGATTGCGCCCTCTTTGAAGCTGCAACGTCAACTCCCTTAACAGATTTAAGATTAGTTACAAACCCGAGTTTCTTATAGGCGTGCGCTTCATCAATCAATAAAGCATCTATACCGGTTTGTTCGAACATCAGAACATTGTCCGTTTTCCTGTCAATCAATCTCTTTATTCCTGTCTCTGCTGATTTTTTACTTTTCTCCCTTTGTTTTACACTTTTCTCTTTCTTATCCGCTATTTCTGACGATTCGGTCAATGCGGTATTCCTCTGTGTTTCAAGGTCTTCTATTTCTTTCTCTAAAGATTTTATGTAATATTTTGCATTGGGATCATCGCTGTCTCTTAATTCGTCCAGTGCCTCTAATTTTTCCTCAATCCTTTCCTGTATATACGCTGCTACCCTGGAAGGATCATCCGGTATAGAATCAAGGTATGAATGATAAAGTACGACTATGTCCCAATCGTTATATGCGATCTTTGAAAGTAACTGTTCCCTTTTTTCTTGCGTTAAATCCTTTGATGAAGGGACTAATATTTTGGCCCCCGGATATAATGACTTAATTTCATTTACAAACTGTCTGTATGTTGATCTTTGTACTACAATTACGGGCTTTTTCGCTAAACCGAGTCTTCTCATTTCCATCGCGGTAGCAATCAGCGTCATGGTTTTACCTGTTCCTACTTCATGGGCAAGCATTGTAGGGCTTTCCAATGATCTTATTACTCCCTGTAATTGGTGCGGGCGAAGTATTTTTGATAAGGTTGATCCCGGCAGAACGATTTGATTGTATATGAAATCAAATTTTACTTTGTTTTCCTCTGGAATCTTAGAACCACTATCCTGAATGGCCAGAGTTAAGGCCTTGTTTAATATATCCTGTTCGCTGGCATCTTCCTTTATATTTTCTTTGGCCTGCGTTACGTAGTCTGTACCTTTGACTATTTCAAATCCATTATTGTATATCTCGTCAATGCTGTAATTTTTATCAACAATGGCGTTAAATGTTTCATTGTAAATCCCTTCCAATTCAACTGTAAACTCTGTATCAACGGTCTTTACCCATTTGGTAAATTCTTCAGCTAATTCTGTTTGTTTTACAGATGCTTGCATTGTAGCAACAGGGTCCTTAACATTATTCCATCTACGGGTAGTAGGATTAAATTCCCTTTTTGTTATAACTGTTTCTTTATTATTCATGGCGTCCAGGGCTAACTTACTGGCCGATACTTCCAGTAACCCTTTAGATGCGTCTAATTGGCAGTTTTGATTGCTAAAGGAGCCCGTGAACCTTCCTGTTTCTGTTTTCCTGATTCTGCTGGTTACGCCAAATGATTCATTAAACCACTTTTCATATACTTTACCCGGTATCCATGAACTTCCCAGGGTAAATTCGGCAGTTTGAATAGGAATTGGATTTGGGATAAGTGGCTTTAACCCATCAATGTTTTTTGAGAATTTTCCTGTTTCGTTGGCCTGTTCTGCCTGTTTTAATTTCTCAACTACATTTCCCGATAGATAATCGTTCTTTGTTTCAATAAGGCCGGTAACCGGATTGATAAATACTTTCTCGGTCTTTAATGCTTCGTCTGTAAATTCCTGTTCATCCATTCCTAATAAACCGGAAGCATAGGTAAGATTAAATTTCCCCTGTTTGTACTGGCTTATTTTAATGGCATCATCAATAGTTTCGGCCTTTAAATTCGGTGAAACTCCGATCATCCTTTTACTGAAAATATCACTTTTGGTAATGCTAAACTTCTCGTTTTTATTACCCGTTTTATCTACGGTTGAATTTTCCTGGACGTTTTCGATTGCAGAAATGGCCGGGAAGTCAATATCATCCTTAAGGAAATTAACCTTTATATTGTTGTTAAGGGTTCCGTACTTGTATATAAAACTGTCGTATGCCTTATTAAGTTTCTTGCGGAATAATTCTATATCCGGGCTATTAGTACTCTCTGCGTCAATAAGTGCATCAACAGCATTTTTGAGATTGATATAATCTTTCAATGCTTCGGTCTTTGTCCTTCCGGCCACCTTATTGGCGTTCCATTCCGGTACTACCGCTTCCCCTCCTTCAATAAGGTATGGTTTTCCATCTATCAAAACTAATTCACCTTCTTTGGCTTCGTCTCCTACATCTACCCTTTCATTCGTGCTGGCGACCGCATTGGAGATATTTTCAGGGAGTTGATCAACGAACGCTGTTAGCATTTCTTCCTGGTTCTTTGATTTTACCGGGGCTACTCTTTGTTCTGTTGGTCTCAAATCGTTTCCTCCCTCAAATCCAAACTTCATTTCACCGGCCATCTTATCCGGGTTTTCAACAAAGAACTTATTAATGCTCATTGTCGCGGTCTTTTCTTCCTGCTTATAGTTTTTGCCGGTAACTACGTAGGGGGCCTGTCTGGTAATAGAAGTATCCAGAACATCTTTTGCAAACGGTGATTTTCCGTTTTCGTCTCGTTTCCTAATAATGACAATATCAGATGATGCTTCTGTCCCGGATGATGCTTTAAAGGTGTCTGTATTAAGCCTGAATACATCTATAACGTCTGCATTTCCCTCAAATGAAAGCCATCTGCGAAGATCATCGCTTTTATCCATCGTTCCGGTAGTGGTAATAAAAACTCCTATTCCTCCGGGTTTCAGTTTCCTTACACTTTTGGCAATAAAGAAATCATGTATGTTAAACTTCTGAGAAATGTCCTTCTCATTTGTGTCATGTAGTTTGAACTGGCCAAAGGGAACATTGGTAACGACAAGATCAAGACTATTATTTGATAATTGAATGTCCTCGTACCCCTCAATGTTTATTTTTGCATCGGGATATAGTGCTTTAAGGATCATCCCGGAAATATTATCAAGCTCAATTCCGCGAAGGTTTGAGTTTGTTTTAATATGTTCTGGCATTAAACCGAAAAAATGACCGATCCCGGATGAAGGTTCAAGGATATTTCCCCCTTTAAATCCCATTCGATCAATCATATTCCATACTTTAGATATGACATCGGTAGGAGTAAAGAAAGCTGTTGTCGTGGATTGCCTGGCAGATTGGTATTCTTCGCCTGTTAGTGATTGTTTAAGGAGATCATATTGCGGATGGTCCCATTTGAATACAGATGAAAGCCCTCCCCATCCTGTGTATTTCTTAAGAATATTCATTTGGGCAGGAGAAGCCTTTTTGCCTGATTCAAATAACTTTTTGGCTAAGGCAATAGCATCAATGTTAGCCTTTATTTTTGCATTATCGCCCCTGGGTGCAAGTGTTTCACCGGGCTGTATGACTAAGTTGTTTGAGTTTCTTACTGAAACAGGGTTTCCATTATCTGGTCTATTTCCACCTCCGTTAGTTCCTTCTGCGTTTCCTCCGGGAGTTCCTCTATCGGCGCCAGGTAATTCCGCACCAGCTCCCCGATCTCCGTTTGGTTCAGATCCGTTTTCTCCTGGTAGTATTTCGTCAGTTCCGCTGCCCTTTCCGCTTTGTGTTCCGTTGTTTCCTTTAAGTCCTCCGGGCTGTTCTTGAGGTAGTTCCTCAGTAAATCCGGGTTGGTCTCGTTCAGGTGTTCTATTACTATTCTTTTGAAGTCCATTTTGATTGTCTTTGTTGTTGTTTACGTTATTATCGGAATTAAAGTTACTATTTTCCGTAATATTTTTAATGTTAAAGTTATCAACATCTACGGAAGGTGTCATTTTCCCTCTTACCCTTGTCAGAGTAGGAAAGAACCTTGCTCCTTCATAGAACGATTTAAGATACGGGGCTACTTCTACTCCCATATCTAAAATCATTTGTTCTGCGAATTTCTGAAAGTCTGTATTTCCAGAAGTGATATGTATTGCTGCAAGCTCTGCGCCTATTGAGAATAATTCAGGATCAAACTGCTCCTCTCCGTATGTGGCTTTCGGTTCCTGAATTACGTTGTTATCGTTGTTCCCAAGTTTATTTCTTAACCTTTTCTTTAATTCATCATACCTTGCGTTCCCTGTTATCTTTGTTCCTGCCGGGGCCGGTTGGTTTGGTTGGGCAGGTTTTTCAATCAACTTTTCGACAGGTGACTTTAGCTGTTCTTTTTCAGCCGGTTTGGGTTTCTTTTCAACAAGTTGTTCTAATGGGGTTTTTGGTTGTACTGGTGCCGGTGTATCTTTATATTCTGCAAACGGTTTGCGCTGTTTTGCATCGTCATACAACCACTTTTTGAAAGGTTCTACCTGAACCTCGGTAATATCCCTAAATCCTTTCCAATCCTTATCGTAGTTTGACAGGTAGGCTTGTTTTGCTTCTTCGGGGGTATTGAACCCTAACATTATCTTACTTTCGTCAAACTCTCCGGTACCGGGATTGTTCTGATCAACTACATAAACCTTATCTGATTCCGGGTTTTCAGGATTAATGAATGTGTCAATGTGGTCACCGTCTTTACCTTCCGTTCCTTTGAAATATCCATAATGATGATTGAGTTTGTTTTCCCAATGATTACCCTTTGAATCGGTGCCACTTCTCACGCTTCCGGCAGGGTTCTTAATGGAAATATCCATGCCGGATATGGTTACGTGCCCCATTTTATAGTTGCCGGATTTCTTCTGTGCTTCGGTCGGGTTAGTGTTTACTTTTGCTACTTCTGCCTCTAATTCAGACACAACGGGGGAAGTCCCGGCCGGTTTATCATCATCAGACTGAACAGGGGCGGTTTCGGGTGTTTTCTCAGGAACAATACCGTTATCTTCAATAGGTCCGTTTCCTTTGGGGTTATCATTTTCATTCTGCTTGTTTTGATTATCGAATAAATTACCCTGGGCCTTATTGATTTTTTCCTGTTCTTCGCGCGACTTCTGGATGATCTGGTCCCGGTTGGCTGTCAGATAATCAATTTCCTTTTCCAGTTGTGCTTTTTGGTCATACAGGGGTTTAAGAATACGATCTATATTCTCTTTTGTAAGGTCAATGGGTGTTTCTATTTCTCCTTGTTGTATTCCGGGTTTAGGGAATAGGTCTTTCTGTGCGTTCTCGGCCCTTTTCTCGAAGTCTTTTTTCTTTGAAGTTATCAGGCTGTTTACTTCCTGAAGTCTGTTTCTGGCTACTTTCAGGCTTGAATCAAACTCTTTTTCAATCTCGTCTTTTACTTTTTCCGGTTGCAGATTCTTTTCACTGTCTGCGCTTTTGATTTCATTATCTGCGCTGCCGTTATCTGCTTTTCCTTCTTTGTCATTTTCTGAATGTCTTCCTTCTTCATTGTTATCTTGTATTTGATCCGGGATGGCTTCTAAATTATCTGCCCATTCTGGATTTAGGTTATATAATTCATTGTATTGTTCGTCGTTAAGTGCCTTCCCTTCAAGTATTGATTCAGCAATATCTTCTGGTATTCTTTCTGCTTGTGCAATTTCTTCAGGTGAAAGTACATCATTTTTTTCATTGAACAAATCAAAGTAATCAGCAATTGCCATCGGCTCGGTGTCGTTTCCCATGATGGTTTTAAATGGGATCATTCCGCTTTGATGTATCTTTTCAAGGTTATCAAGTAGGGTATTGACTGATTGTGTTTTCTTTCCCTCTGCAATATCCCGTAATCCTGCTTTGATTGACGGTAAACTCATGGAGTTATCATATTCGATAGTTTTCAGGTCGTTATCTGGAAGACCTGCAAACCGTCCAACAAACTGTTGAAATTCCGGGGAGTAATCAGTTATGGATTTATGATTTTGGATATCATCTTTCTTTTCCTGTAATACCCTTTTACTTTTGATAACATTTCCATCGGCATCGGCCAGGTCGTACATTTTACCATAACCTCGGCCAACCAATTCCAATCCGTTTACCTGAGCCCGTTTAACTAATCCCATCAGGTTATATCTGCCTTTCTGGTAGTCAGACATATTATTCCATGCTTTGATTTCGTCAAGCAAAGAATTAACTACCTTATTATCGTAGTCGGGATCTTCACTCCGTTTCTTTTCGATTTCTTTGGCTAACAATTCTTCTGGCGATTCACTTTTTTGTGAACTTTCGCCCGTTTTATTTTCTGTTGTCTGTTGTTTTTCAGGCTGTTGATTGTTGAATTTAGGTAACTTTTTTCTTGCTTCCTTCAATAAGTTACTTAATTCAAAATCATTCTCAATAGTTATTTGATCTACGTTCTTATTAAGTCTCAGGTTTGCTTTGACCTGGGCGGCGGTGGCCGGCTGTCCTACTATTGAATATTTGGCCGGGAACTTTGATTGAATAAGATTTTGCAATTCAGGATCATTTTCAACCTTTAAACCTTCGATCTCTGAATAGTTATCGGCAAGTTTCACCATTTCGGCCACTTCCTCCCGGTCCAGTTGTTCTTTTCCGAAGGTATACTTCCCGGGCTTACTTTGTTCTTTGCTGTTCTTACTTGGTTCTGGTTGCTCTACGGGCTGCTGAATACTTGCTTTAGGTACGATCTTAACTCCTGTTACAACTTGTTGTGTCGTGGGCTTATGAAAATCATCCTGAGCGGGGATAGTACGATCTTCGGTAACGGGAATGGCTGCATAATCCGTATTTTCTAAAGACTTGTTGATTTCAGTTAATGCGGCCTCCGGTTTTACATTCTGAGGTAACATAACGTCACTGGTTCCGTCTGCATTCTTCGTGTACTGGTATTTATTCTTTCCCCATGTAGCTGATTTTACTTCGGGTACGGGTTCATTCGCTGGCGTTTGCTGTTCTACTTGTGCCTGTACTTGTTTCTTCTGCTGAATTTGAGCAAGTTCATCAGGGGTGATGGTCTTTGCTTCGCCTGTTGTATTGTAATTTTCATCCAGGCTTGCAATAATAGGATCGCCGGTAACAGGATCGTTATTCTCTGGACCTGTATAAACCCAGTTCTTATCACTTCCTGGTATTTGAAACATCTGCTGTTTGGCAAGTTCTACCCGGGAGATTTCAGTATCGAACGCTGATAGTTGTTCCTGCATGAACTGATCTTTCGGGACTATCTTGGTGTCTATAAGGTCAGCTGTACTTATCATTTGATTTCCTTCAGGAGTGCTGGCCAATACCGTCCCGTCTTCGGAAGTCAGTTTTCCATCGGGTCCTATTTCTCCGAATCGCAAAATGGTTATCGGCTGATCTGGCCAGGCTCTATGTACTGCTGTGATAAGATTCCCGCTTTCGTGTGCGTTCTGATCAAATTCTGCTGATCGTGATTGCTCGTAATTCTGCCGGGGTGTCGGTTGTGGTGGTTCGGAATTTCCGACGGACCACGGTTGCCCGGATTGTGCTGGTTCCTGCTGCGATTTAAAATACTGCTCAACAAGTGGCGTAAAGCCGGAGAGAAACTCCACATCTGCCTTAACATTTGCGTCTTCTGGATTATCTTTTAGCTGTTCCTGCTTGAATTGTAGTGCATCTTTGTAATATTGAGAAGGATCATTATTAAGCTGATCAAGTTTTTGCTGATAATATGAATCATCTTCTCCTTTTTCTTTAGCCTGTTTTACAAGGCTTGAATAAATATCCTTTTGCTCGGTTATCTGTTCGTTTACCTTCTTACTAAATTCTGATTGTTCTTGCGTTCCTACTGTCGGCTGTTGACCTTCCTTATTCCCTCTGCCTCCGCCAAAAGCATACAATAATCCTGAACTTGGTGTACCGGAAGCAAACCCGATAAGACCGCTATCAAAAGCACCATCAAAAATGTTTATGTCAGGTCTGTACCCTGATACCTTATCAACGTAATTTTGTGTTACCTGTGTTCCGTATTCCTCAAAAAACTCACCGAACGGGGCCATTGCAGGATGATCAGACAATAATTTCCGAAACCCGTTCTTAAATCCCTTTTCGATAACTCCAATTCCTGCATCTTTACCCTCTTTTGCAACTAAATCTTTGATGGCACCACCAACTGCACTACTGCCCAGGAAGGTTTCAAATACGCCCTCCAATGCGCCATTTACGATTGATACAGGTATTTTAACTGCATCGGGAAGATCAGGGGCTTTCTGGTCCAATTCTTCAAGTTTACCGCCTCCGAATACTGCTGCTGAAGATCCAATCATCCCTCCGGTTCCCATGGTTCCGCCCGTCAGCATCATGGCCATGGACGGCACCATGCTGTCCGCTACACCTCCGGCCAGGTTCCGGGTAAAAGTAATCCAATCGCCTTTCTTTGCACTTTCTACAAGGCCCTGTTCGTTCTTTGCGTTTACTTCATTGACACGGTTTGTAAATGCTTCCCGGTTTTCATCAAGTTTCTTTGTGAGTTTTGATATGCCGGTGAAATTATTGAAATATTCATTATCCGCTTCGGGTAATCCAACGGCCTTATAAATAGGATTGAGGACTGCGTTAACGGTTCTTATTGCATTCTGTGGTACATTGAGTAACCATTTTTCAAGTCCGGCCGCTCCTCTGGCTCCTCTATTTACAAATTCTTCTCCAAAACTTTTCCAGTTTGATTTTTCCGGGTTATTAAGGGGTTTCGGCGTGGCTCCTACCTCGTTTAAGTTATCGAAATATTTCTGATTGGCCTGTTCCTGGGTGCCGACTTCGGGAATCTCACCGGTGAAAGTATCTTGTTTAGTTGTCTGATCGCCAGGCTGACCACCTATCATATCTGATTTAAAGTGGTCGAAGTTGTAATCTTTGAACTGTTCCGTATTTTTACCTGATAATCCATCATAAACTTGTTTCAGCTTTGCATCATCCTTCATATCATTTGCAAAGTTGTCATATCCATATTCTTTCAGGTCGGGATTTTTAGCGGCTAATCCTTCATATACAGTTCTTAAATTATCAGGCATAATATCAATAATTTAATTTTGAAAAGTCAATTGTTTTCTTTGCTGGCTGGCTTTGTGTTGCGCTGGCTCCTGATTTTAGTGGTCCATTATACGCCGGGCGTTGCGAAGTAGTCCAGGGAGTTGTTTCCGGGGTTGTTATACTTTCACCTAAGAATTTCATGGCCTCTGGCGATTTATCCCAATATCCTGCCACAAGATTTGTCATTTGTAATTTCGATAATCCACCACCAAACTGAGCTTGCATTAACTTCATATCTGTCTTTGCCAGTTCACTTGTAGCCGGATCGCTAAGAATAATATTGAGAAGTCTGCTTGACTGACTTGCATTTAACTCGTGTGTTGCTCGGTTGTTATCATCGTATAGTATCAATCCCTTATCGGTCGCGGATGCTTTTAGCTTTTCTGCCCTTGTTTCATCCATTTTCTTCTGTCTTTCAAGATTGCTCCATTTGTAGGCGTTGTCGTTATCATAGTTTTTGATCTGCGCATTGGCCACCTTTTCCTGACGGGCATTATCAACTTCTTTATCTTTTATATTCCAGTCAAGTGATTTATTCCGATATGCGGTATTTTCAGCGTCCTTAGTCTTCTGGTATTCAAGATTCGTATTATATCTTTCATCTTCTGTTTTTTCTCTTTCGGTACGGTGCGCTAAATCCTGACCCCTGTATAGCGCTTGTAACTTTTGATTCCAGACTTGCCGGTTATGTTCATCCATGCGGTTAGCATAGTTATCTTCGTAACCCTGCCAGGCTGCATAAAGGTTTCTGTTATCATCTGAGGGTCGTCTTGCATTTACGTTTGCACCACTGGATAATGCAAAGATGTCACCCAGCGCTTTCATTCCTTC